AGTCATACCAGCACCAGACTTAGTAGGACGTTTCATTCCCCTACCAATAGTCATGCCTTTCATATTACTAGGCTTTCTTTTTTTCTTAGTCTTCACCATAAGTGTTCCTATATTTTTGTACTAGATAATCACAGTAATCTTGAAACCATACGTGCCAATCTGTGTAGTCTTTTCTATCTGGCTTATGTATAGTAAAGTCTATCTTATCAGTATTACCGTAATCCATTAATACATTTTTTTAGAATAGTTAGCATTACCAAAACCACGCATAGCTTTTCCTACACCACGTACAGGTCCACCCATATTACGTTTAACTTTACCACCATACTTTCTTTGTATAGAAAGATCCCCACCTTTAACCATACCTTCAATTTCCTCACGTTGTGCTTTTGTCATAGCTTTGCCTCTCATTACATCCATATTAGTACGGGCATCACCTCCAAGACCTTTATTAATATATTCTTGCACCTCATCGTAATTAAAATTAGCAAGTTCTTTTTGACTAGCTTTTTCTGAACCTCGTAATCTATTTTGTGGATCAGCTACTCGTCTTTTACCTCTTGAACTTCCCGGTTTTTTAATCTCTGTTCTTTGTCTTCCTCCAGCACTAGGACCACCAACACTTCCTCTTTCGTTTCTTTTTGAAGCTTCCATATCAGATTTTTGTTCTTTTATTAATCTTTTTAACTCAGCTTCTTCTTTTCTAGTACGAACAATTTTTTTCTTTGCTTTTCTTGGTATTACTTTTTTAGGAGTTTCTTTTTTTTCAGTACCTTCTACTTGTTTCTTTACAGCTTCAATAAACTTTGGCCTAGATTTAAAATCAGATTCTTTAAAAGCCTTAGTTATAGTTGCATTATCAGATCTGTTTTTACGAGTTGATTTCATAATTGCTCTTTTAAGAGGAGCCGTAATTTTACCTATAAATGCCATAGCTATTCTCCTACAGAAACTTTAAAAGATTTACCTTGTTCATACTCTTCACTTACAACAACATTCTTAGGCTGTCCTACAACGCTTGGGCCTTTACGAGCAGCACCATATCCTTGTCCAGTTGGTCTGCCTAGTACCTTATCCAAATCTACTGGAGTTGGTATCTGTGATATGGGTCCACCCATTTAACTTCTCCTTTTCTTTTTGCTATTTAATGCTATAGCAATAGCTTGTTTACGATTAGTAACTTTTTTACCAGAGCTACTCTTTAACTTCTTTTTTTTAAACTCACCCATTACCTTCTTAACTTTTTTCTTTCCGGGCTTCATAATTTGTTGTCTAGCAGAGCTACGACTAATCATAACATCCTGCTACTACTTGGTCACCGTTATTACTAGATTTAATAACTTTTCCACCTTTACCACGATTATAAACTTGACCACCACCCATCTTTTTAACCATGCCTCCAGCTTTTTTATAGCCCATTTTTCCACGAACTTTTTTAGGTAATTTAGCTAATCCTTTTTTATCTGATGGTACTTCTTTTAAACTTCCACCTTCTTGCCTACCTATTTTTTTTGTAGGATCTATTCCACCGTAGCTTGATCCACCGGGATTAAATGTAGAACTTAATCTAGGATCTATATCTCCTGCTCTAATTTTTTTAATTCTCATAGGTTTTTTACGTCTATTTGTTTTACTACTCATTTAACTTCTCCTGTTTAATAGAACTACAATTAACCATAATTATTATTATCGTTTAGTTCTACCACCAGTTTTACGTTTAATTGTACCACCAGTTTTACGTTTGATTGCACCACCAGATTTTCTAATTCGTGTTCCTGTTGGTTTTGATCTAACTCTTCCGGGTCTAAATGTAGCACCTAAATCTGAACGTCTTGGACCTTCTGGAATTTTTTTAATTTTAACTTTTTTAACCATTTTAATTCTCCTAGCTTGCTGTTGGGGTTATAGTATCTGGACCACCAGCAGGAGATGCAGCAACTGCCATATCATCTTGTCTGGTACGTCTTGCTTGATTTCGTAGTGCCAATATAGCATTGTCATACTGTGCTTGCCATACTGGTAGTGTATTCCAATCTTTCATATACATAGTTGCTTCTATCATACAACCTGCAAAGAGAGCATTATAACAATACTCACTAAAATAATTCTGTGTTGTTACGCTTGTTCCTGTAGCTGATGCTAGAGGTAGTGGTTGTGATTGTGTTTGTATCTCAACTGTTATTGCTGAAACAGGAGTAGGCACAATCTTTATATTAGAGTTATCTCTTCTTGTGTAATATCTAGGACTACCTGTAGATGCACTAACAGGCCAATAGTCATTGACATACTCTGATGTTCTTTGTAATAGATTAGTTATAGTTGTACCTGTACTTACAATGTAGTTTACATTACGTACAATACGTACTCTGTCATTAAGTGGTACAGCACCTGCATTACCAGAAGATACTGACACACTTGCATACTCAGTCATACCTTGATCATCTAGATCTTTGACTAAACGAAACTCTGTCTTCTTAACAAATGAAGATACCTGTGCAGAAAACTCAGTAGAATCATTCTCAGTCGTGTTGATCAAGTCTGTTTTTAAGTAAGCAAAATTAGACATACTAGCCTACAAATACGGTTAGTACTGCACCATCACTAGGAGCAGACACACTTACTACACCATACACAGGAACCCCTAACTCTCCCATGTAAATATCAATGGGTGAATTGGCAGCAGTTTGAAATTGTATAGCTTTTCCTTCTGCTGTTTTATTGGTTATCTGTCTTTGACCTTTAATGGTATATAATCCAGCAGCCGTAGCTACTGCATGTACTGCTAAAATTCTTGTTGTTGTAGGTCTATTATTTCCTGTACCATTGCTACCTACAGTGGTGTCATCGTCTACATACTTTAAGACCGCATCCCCTGTAGCTATAGCTGCTTTAATATTTGTACTCATATCTTCTCCTTATAATAATGAGGAAGAGGTTTCCCCCTTCCCCATATATTAATTAACCTGCGCTACCGAAGTAACCACGCCAATCAGAAACACCAAAGCTATAACGCTCCCGTGCCTTGAACCGAAGATTACCAGTGTCGAAGTCTGGCTCCATCTTGGTCTGAAGTGGAGTACGGTTGAACATCTTAGCACCATTAGGTACGTCAGTCTTGACAAAGTAAGCGTCAGTGTCTGTGAACCTTCGGTTGATGTAGTACCCATCTGGTAGCATACCTAGATGACGAGTAGCATTGATTGCATTCGTATTAGGGTTAGCACCTGCTGCACTCGTTTGAGTGTTGCCGGGACTAGATAAAATACGATCTGCAATAGCCCATGAGTCAACTGGGATATGTAGACTTACTGCACTTGCACCAATTAAGATACCACGATCATCAGCAATCTTCTGGATGTTCGTTAGAATGGTTTCAAGTGTAGCCTCTGACAGGTCAGCAGCAGCAGCTAAGTTGCTCTGATTACCATTAGAGATTGTTGGGTGTGCAGCAGAAAAGAATGCAGCTCCATCACCAATGGTATCTGTAAAACCATTGTTGAATAGATTTGCAGCTTTAACCTGCTTAGTGTTAGCCATTGCACGAGCAAGACCTTTAGCACGAAGCTTGGCAAACGTATCATATAGATTGTCTTCCATTGCTTCTTCTGTAATGGCAAATGCCAATGCTACAGTCTCAGCCGTATAACGGGCTACATAACTCTCTTGTGCGTCATCATAAGTAACGGCAGCACCTTCACCTTTAGTTGGGGCAGACCCAAAACCAGTGAATAGTACTTCTTCTTCAAAAGCACGATCTGAGTTTTCAATTTCATAGAGAGGCTTATGCTCATCATTAACTTCTCCATACTCAACTCCAAACACAGCATTTAAGCCGGGAAGGAGTTCTTTACTAATACTAGCTCTATTTATAGCCATAATAAATCCTCCCTATTAAGCTGTAGATGCTGTTGCCGTGACAAAACGATCACGGTGTGTGTTAAGATATACTTCTACAATCGGAAACGCATCCCCATCACCTTCGTCAGGGAATTGCGCTCTACCTATACCACGCACAGCAGCAACAGCTTCTGTACCTGATGCAGCATCTAGATAGTAACTAGACTGCCCAGTAACGGTACTACCTGATGAAGCCGTAGAACTAACAGTAACATTGTAGTTCTTTACGATTAACATCTCAGCAGCAGATAGAGTTGTAGAACATTGAATGTGATAAGTCTGATCTGGATCAGTGATCACAAAGAATTTAATATCTGTGGCACTTGTTCCACCCGGCCAATACCGAGAGAATTTCTGCTCACCATTTTCAACATATTGACAACCCATGAATACTCCAGAAGGTTTGAGCGTTGCAGCAATATACGGAGATATTGTTACGAAGTTCGCACCGGGAAGTACTACTGGGTCACCAGTAAAAATGCTATTTGTAGGTGTACCAGCTAGGCCAGTAGATGACCAAGCAATGATATCAGTTACAGCTTCATTGTTGT